TGTTCGCCCAACCTTACATATACTTCATCATCTTTTACGAATACAAAGTTATTAGCTTTTTCAGTCATTCCTTGTGGGTTATCAGTTATTAATTTTCTCATTTCTATTCCCCCAATCGTTTATTGCTTGAATTGCTCAACTATAGCTTCCTGTCTCGTTTATATGAATTGGGAAATCTCATACAAAACGCATCACAGGTATCTCCCTTATAGCAATTACTACACTCATTGTTTTCTTCCAATCTAGGTTTAAAGCCTTTACAATCCCTTGCTTCAAATTTATCATAACCCTTGCACTCGTCATTATTTCTGTTAGTACATCTAATACATTGTGCTTTCACTATTACTTAGCCCCCTTTGTATCATCATTATCCCAAGGCATTTCTATATCACCATTAAATCTTTTTTTCATTTATTACACCTCCAGTTTTGACATTTATGTTGAGAATTTGTCCACTCCCTTATATCCCTTATCAACTAGTTTCTTCAAAGCCTCGATTATATTACTGGCTTGTACATCTGTAAGCCAGTGTAGCTGTTCTGTCCTTGCATACTTCCGAATGAATGCATTAAGCCTTTTGGGGTTATTATTCCAGCCTAATTCCCGTTCCAATGCTCTTATCTTTTCGACCTGCTCTGCTGATGCACGACCTTTGGTAGGCTTTCTGATATTTTTCTTACCAACAATTTTATCTATTAAGTCCATTGCCTCAAATTTTGTAAGCTCTTTTACACTATCTTTTTGGAACATTTGTCGTAACATATCGTGAAGGAGAACGTTGTCAATTCCGTTCTCCCTCGCTGAAGCGTATATTTTCCTCATTTGATCATTTGATATCATTATCATTTGGTTTCTCCTCGATAAGCTTGTCCACTTGTATCAAAAGGTCATATGTACTGTTTTCATCAAGCACACCTACAAATTGTTTTATAGCGTCTAACCTTTGCTGTAGTTGCTTTGAATTTACTGTTTCAATCACATTTATTGTCACACTATGAGTTGGTTCTAATGACTTCAAAACCTTCTGAGATGTATTAGCATTTTTTCCTGCTGGTGTTTCCTTCACTATTCCTCAATCCTTTCAGTGTATATGTTATAAAAGTAATTATCCTTAGTTTTCCTCTTAGCTCCCACAGTCTCAAGTGCTTTATCGTCGTAGTCAGCTAACTTATCCTTATTTATAGACTCCTTTGTATCAATACAATCTTGCATTTTGTTCTGCTTCAATGCTTCAATTATAGCCTTTACATTTCTTGTAACTATATTTGTTGTCTTCCTAAATCCAACTTCACCGAAGGTAAACGTTCTAGTCTTTTTATCTATAAAATCAGCCTTCCTATACTTAGTAAACTCTTCTACTGCTTCTTCAAGCTGTAGCCTTTGTTTAATTAGTGGACTTATATCCCTTAGTGTCTCTTCCTTTATCCTGTCAATCCTCTTGTTCATTACATTATTTGCTTCTACTACTCGTTGATCTAATTCTGCAATTAACTTTAATGCATTTTCTACATCCTCCCAGCTCTTATATGCTGGCTCTTTAATCTTTTTTGCCATCTTTGTCCTCCTTATCTTCTGTTTCTAACGTTAACAATGTTTTATATATGCTTTCCTTGGGTGGAAGCTCCACCCTCCAGCATCCCATCTTATCAAAGCCTTTAACTAGTCGTTCATGCATTGCATTGTCTTCTGGCTTATCTTTATCCCATCTAATAAGTATTTGCAACATTTCTAACCCTCTAAATATGCTTCATCTATCTTCCCATTGTGACACTCAAAATTGATTTCTCGGTCTATATGTATCGCCACAACTGCCTGTATTGAATAAGTGTTTGCTTCCTCAACGAAACTCTTTGATAACAATATCTTTTTCATATCTACATCCTCCTTCTATTTCCTTTATTTGTCCTCATACTCTTCAGCAGGAATAAATTCGGTTCTTTCACTATCCCAAAACTCCTGCAAGTTGCAGAAGCTTTCCCCAGTTTGAACATTTCCATATGCAAGGATTTTGTCTCCAAACTCTATGCATCTGTTTTTAACCGATTTCTTTTTAATCTTCAATCTCTACACCCCCCTTACAGCATCATTCTGCCAGAGGCTTGAGCTATTATTTTTATATCTACTGTCTGCTCTGGAGTAGTTATCTCTAATATGTTTTTTATGGTTCTAGCAAGTAAGCGGAAGCATCCAGTGTGATTGTTCGTAGCTCTTCTGTATAGTTCTTCTTTCGCCTCAAGTGTATATATTAGACCGCTTTCATCAAGATACTCAAATACCTCATTTTTAGATACTCCATTTAAACTGTAAAAATAGTCTATTCTATTCGCCAAGCGTGGCAGGTAGTTTTTAAGTTTTGATTCAAGCATTGGCTCACCTGCAAGTAATAACCCCACGGGTGACTGGTCATATATAGCTCTTAGAATTTCTGCTTTTGATGAACCTGTCTTTTGTATTAGTTTGTCAGCTTCATCTAGTATTAAGACATATCCATGCCTTACCCTAAAAAACTCTTTTATTACTTCTACTCTGCTCCAATGAGTGGTATATCCTTTTGGTAATCCTATAGCCCTTTCTATGGCTGTAACAAGGTCTGTTGGTGTTCTCATTGAGTCCTCACACTCTATGTATGCTACTTTTTCCTGCTTAGCATATTGCTTAAGTGTCCAAGTTTTCCCATACCCTGACTCTCCAATAATTACTCCCAGCCCTTTTTTATCTTGACAGTTTTTGCATATTCCTAGTATGTTAATTGCATCATTTGAAGGTATGAATTCAGGTAAATTAAAACCTTGCTTCTCTATAAGTTGTTCGTCAGCAATAAATCCAACCTTTTTAAAAAACGTCTCCATTTTTTGTTCGATTTCCGTTGTATTCGACTTATAATTTCCGTTCAAATATTGGCTTATTAAAGACCTGCTTACCCCTATTTCATCTGCTAGCTTTTGTTTGGGAATTCTAGTCTTTCTAAGATATGCATGTGCTATATCCGTCATTTTAGAAACATTAGCATATATGCCCTCACCATTTAGCATGTTTTTCTTATTTTCTTCGTAAACTTTTAATCTTTCTTTTATCAAAGCCTCCCGTTGAGCTTCTGCTGCTATTTCTTCTTCTGTATATTTTCTTTTTGGCATTACATTCCACCTACTTTCTTATTTTTAAGCATTGCGTATGCTTGTTTGCCTATATCAACAAATGCATTTTTGTTTATTTCATCTTGCTGTTGTTGCTTTTTCTTTCGCTCTTTTACTTCCTCTTGATACTGTTTATCTTGTGGCAGCGCAACAACTGTTTGTTCTTCTCCTGATAGCTCTGGAAGCATTACAGGTTGTGCTTGCCTTTCTTCATATGTTTTTGTTAGATTTTCTAACTGGCTCTTAGTAGCCTTCATATGTCGTTTTTGTCCTCGAATATGCTCCTCTAAGAATTCATCTTCTTTATTAGCCAGTGGGTTAAGAAGCTGATTAGCTTTTACCTCACATATCTTCTTTCCATCCTTGCTGTACGCATACACTATCTCCATATCTTCTGGATCAAAGCGTACATCAATGTATTGGTCAATGTATTTTCCTAGTAATTGGTGTTGATATGTATTGTTATGGAGCTTGAAGCCTGTTGGATAAACACACCTTTCTTCTACAGACAGCAGCAGCATTCTAGCATAGTCTATTGGTGGAGCTGCCTTCATGTATCTATCTGCATTTTGCCATACTGCAAATGGTGTTGGATTCTCTTCTTTCTGCTTTTTTAGTCCACTATGCTCTCTGTTATGATACTTTTCGTTTATCCACTGTTCAAAGTGCTTTGCAAATTCATCTATACTTATGAGATTTCCAGCTTCAAGCATCTTTGGGATGTCCTTTTTTATTTTGCTTGTTGTGTACTGCGCTGTTAGAGTGCCTGTATAGCTTTCAAAGCTCTTTGCAAACTTATTAGTCAAAGTACCAAAGAATCTTTCAATTTGAGCTTTAGTCCAAGGTTGATATGGTAATGCTCTCATGTCATCATCAATACCAATGCTTTTATAGAAGCCCCTTATTTCACCATCTAAGCTGATTCTTTCTGTCCTACTGCGACCTGTAAGTGCTTGTGCTGTCCAGTCTTTTCCGTTGTCTATAAGTATTATTCGTGGTACTCCTTGTACTGGACTGTTCTCTTTGGGATACATCATGTGCATTAACATTTTCTTAATTATTCTGTTGTTAGGGCATGTGCATATCGCCCATCCAACAAGCACTCTGCTCCTTGTATCAATTAATCCTACTAGATAAGGTCGCACTGCTGTTTTCTTTCCATCTAGCTCTACCTGTACCCAGCAATCAAATGTATGTGCATCACCCTGGACCAATTCCATGACCTGCAAGCTTCCAGTATCACGCATACGTTTTGGCATCTTATGTCGTTTGTATTATATTTCTCCAAACTGTGCTAAAAATCTCTCATTGCTGTATTCCTTAGTCAGTTCATTTATGTAGCGATTAACTGTAGGATAGCTTGGAAGCAATATCCAACCTTTTTCCTTTGCTTTATCTTCAAGTATTTCATACAAAGCTTTTTGAGTACGTTGGTTAGCAGCAAACTTTGGGTCAAACCAAATATTCTGAATTACAACTTTCATTTCTTCAGTCATGCTTACATGCTCGCCCTTATCTTTCCTTGGTACTCTACATAGGGCAAGAACTTTGTAGTAGTCATGGTTTTTCTTGTCTTTTTCCTGCATATTCAAAGCCCATGAAGCTCCTTGATAATATGCATCTATCTTGCGCTTTAGGTTTCTTGCACTCATGCACAACTTAGTTGCAAATTCTTCTGTTGCTAAGGTTTTATTTGCACACAGGGCAGATTCCGTTAGAAACTTTTCAATATTCGATTTTAATTCAACTGCTCCATAATACTCTTGTTTATTTGAAGCTATGTACTGCTCTATATCAACATTTACATACCAAGGTTGTTCGTTATCATCTTTTATCTCTTTTGTTTCTTCTTTTGCTTGGTATGTTCTTATGGCTTTTGGAGATAGCGTTGAAAGAAGAACTAATACACGATGTTTCCCGCCATTTATAGGTGGCATAGTCTTTACACCGTAACTACTACCTTCTTTACTGACTTTTTGTGCAAAGGTCTTGTATTTCATATCCTCAAGCCTTGCTGCTTCTTCAAGTGTTATATATATATCTTCAGTCAACACACAAACCTCCTTCCCTGTTTCTTGCATAACTTTACTCAAACGTAAAGTTGGTTCTCAAAAAAAATTTTATTGAGTTCATTCTTAACATTATCATCTGGATAAAATAAATAGTCTAAAGATTTTCTAAAATGTAAGGCTAGTAAAATGCATTCAAACTGGGTAAAATCTTTCTTTCCTAACTCCTTTTGATTATATGCTTTTATACTAATTCCAAGTATGTATGCAATCTCTGCCTGAGTTTCATTTGTTTCAGCTCTTGCAATTCTCAACTTATTTTTTAACCTAATATTTTTCCTATCTCTCAAAATACCACCTCCAAGGTAGCTATTATTTTATACTTATTATAACCTTTCTCAAACGTAATATCAATAGTAAACTTTACTTTTGAGTCTTGTTTATTTAACTTCAAGACATATTTTATGTTTTATTTGTCATTTTTTAATTGCATTAAGTATAATTATAGTATAGAATAGTTATTAACCTGTTAGTTAGGGAGGGAGACATATGAGTACTGCATTTGGAAAACGATTTAAACTTATGCGTATACAGAAAGAATTAACTCAAGAAGAGTTGGTTCTGGACTTTAATAAAAAGTATGGATATGATTATACCGCTTCAACAATATCCTTATATGAAAATAACAAACGCATACCAGAAATAGAAGCTCTATCGAAATTTGCTGATTATTTTGGAGTATCTATAGACTTTCTATTAGGAAAAACTGATAATAAAGATATTGTAATATTGACCAAATCTGAAATACCTAAAGAATTAGTGGATGAAGGATACGAATATATTGGAGTATTCAAAGAAGCAAAAGAAAAAGGATTCAGTCCTAAAGATATTAAAGACCTAATTGACTTTGCACAAAAAATGCAAAAGCGACCTTAACTGTAATAAGGTCGCTTTTATTATTCCTCTTTGTTTTCATATAGTGTA